TGGATAGTTACCGCAATGCCGAAAGGCAAAGGGTCTACGATTCCATAGATTAATTTGTCCCCTGAGTTCGTCAGGGTCTTCCTTAAGTGGAATAATGTAATTATTTCATCTAAGAAGATGTAACGAATAAAATATTCATTACACTATGAGCTTTGTTCTACTTATTAGGTAGATACGATCAGGTGGTGGGACTGAACCCCCACATGAAAGCCTTGATCTTGCTATTTAATAAGCAAGCCCCAATCCTTGGGATTTAGAAACTCCAGATTTGGAGCCTCGCAACTCACTTCCAACGAGGGCTGACACCCCAGTTAAATGTGAAGGTTGTGGATTAGTATAAAATGAAGCAAATAGTGTAACTTAGCAACCTTGGGGGCACAGAGATGTGTCGCCCGAGGACAACTAAGGAACTTTTAACCAAAAGTTAGGTTATGAACCTGCCTGCAGCTCACACGCTGGGTTACACGTTTTAAAAACGGTACCCGTCAGTCGAGTGAAAACTGAAGTAGAATAATTGGTCTTATTTTAAAAAGAAAAGTCTTCAACAACAATTTATTAAAATTATTGCGAGCTTCGCTCTTTAGAATGAAGAATAATTATTCTTGGCAAAGAGGTGTTAAAAACCTCTTCCTAATTAGATCCGCATTGTTAAATGTCGGACGCTTAATTTGAGGGAACACAGACCGTATGAAGGTAAGTTCTACTATTGTATTACTTAAGAAGCTCGATCTCATCCGCCAAAAATCTGGCGTAGCTCACATGTGTAAATACATGAAAGCTTGTAGTATATATATTGTGAAATATATATCCAAAGATCCGACTGTTATAAATTCACATACTTATGGATTGGCTGTTTCCTTAAACAAGAAACGCCTACCACGGATACTTCCTACATATTTGAGAAATCAAATTATGCGAGGAAGTGTGGCCCATATTAAATGAGTTTTAACAATCTTCAACTTATATAGAGTATTACCGTTTCCCGGAAAGCTAAATTTGGAGACTATTACTAAATCAAGTGATTATGTAATACCTGCAGATTTTAGCACCTGACTACAAGATCAGGTTAACAAGGGCTACCTAGCTAAATTAGAAATTAAGGAAAGTATTAATCCTTATCTAGTTGAAACTAGTGGACCTTGTAGTTCCGAAAAGCGTAACTCTACAGAAGGTTGATTAGTTGGACTACAAAGGCTTGTTGGAATCTTTGATTCCTCAGTCTTTGTAGATCTAATGGATCCTTATGGAAAGATGAGAAAGAGTGGTTACATGTTAAAGTGACCTTTCATTAATCTCTATTCAAAGTTAATCCTTAAAGAGCAAGATACTAGTGTTTACACTGGTAAATTAGCTATTAAGGAAGAACCTGGTAAATTGAGAGTCTTTGCTATGGTAGATGCTTATACTCAATGAGTATTACAGCCTCTACACAAAGCCATATTTAATTACGTAAGTAAATTTAAATATGATGCGACTTTCGATCAACTAGGAACTTTAGATAGATTTATTGAAGATCATGAGACTTGTAGTCTCTTTAGTTTTGATTTGAGTGCGGCAACGGACAGATTACCTGTTCAACTTCAGCAAGATGTACTAGAAATTCTTGTATCTAGTTCTTTTGCTTCAGCTTGAAGAGTTTTTCTGACCCATAGGGAATATAAACTCCCTAATTCTAAATTCGTTAAATCTGTTATCCCTGCTATAAAATATAGTATTGGACAACCTATGGGAGCCTTAAGCTCCTGAGGTATGTTAGATTTAACTCACCATTTGATTGTGAAATACGCTGCTTATAAGGTTGGTTATAAGAATTTTAATTCTTATATTGTCTTAGGAGATGACATTGTAATTGCTAATGAAGCAGTTGCCAATGAATATTTCCGTATTATGACTGCCGATTTGAAAGTCGGAATCAACCTTGCTAAGAGTGTAGTTTCACATCATGGGTATTTAGAGTTTGCCAAAAGAATAAGAAAATCTCAAAATGATTATACTCCTTTATCTTTAAAGGAATTTTCATCTTGAGGTTCTTCTTACTCATCTTTTATCCAGACGATGAGAAAGTTATCCATCTCTCCTGTTAATTTTAGTAGATTAATGGGAAGAGGACCTTTAGCTGCTGGTAATGTTAATATCATTAGTAAATTAAATACAGTATTTACAACACTTCTTTATGTTGATAATACGAATATCCATTTGTTTCTACAAAGGATATTTAATGATGTAACGTTAGAGCAAGTTAAAGGGTTCTTTATTCATTCTATTCTTCAAAGTAATAAATTGGAGAAAATGAATGATTTATTGAATAATGGAGCTTCCTCATATCTTAAGAAGAATTATTTCAACGATCCATTAATAGAAACTGCAAAGCAGTTAAAGTTAAATCCATGAGATACAAGTAACTTAGAACAAGTATCTCTATTAGGAATAACTTTTGATACTAGAAAATTATTGACTAGATATCTTAATCCTATTAATGATCTAAGAGATTCATACTCAGATTTAAAGAATATGAGTATTGAATCAATCGTTGAATTATTCCTATTGGATATAAATTCTCTGATAAAAGATTCAAATCAAGGTATATTTGAAAGATTAGGTATAAATGAAAATAAATCTATCTTAAGAAATTTTGATAGTATATTTAAGTTTATACCTATTGTACGTCAATTTATATCATATATGAACGAACACTACCATCAAACGGTTAGCCTCGAATTAAGAGATTTCGTAGAATTCCTTACAGGAATTGTCGTAAAACAAACTGAGAAGTCAAAGACTTCTGAAAAATCTTCTAAACCTAATTTTGTTTTAATTGGAGAACCTTATGGACCTCTTCCATTAACTAAAATGGATGTCCTGGTTATCCAAACATTTGAAAACAAAACAGGCATGAAGTGATCAGATTGTTCTGAGACCGATAAAGATATAATCAATAAAATCTTTAGGGCTCAGTTTGCACCCAAAGTTAGTAGTGACCTATCTTCTGATCTGGCTGGTCTGGCTAATTCATTAGCAGATCAACCTAAATATCAACAGTCTTATGAAAAATGAGACGGTGAAGATATTCGTCAAGATTCAAAAGATAGAGAATATAGAAATAAGGTAATCAATCAGAACTTTAACAAAACACATAGATTTGATCCTTTAACAGGATCATTTCGTTTTGGAAATGATGATGATTGAATGCGTTAAAACTATAGTCACCGAAGAGAATTTAAATAAAGACAGGGAATGAGGATTCAGCTTAACCTAAAGATTAAGTGTAGAAGTAGTAGACATCTTAAAAGATGTTGAACTCGAGTTAATTCTCGAGGCTACCGACCCCCTCATTTTGGATATTTATTTATTTAAGGTAAATTTACCTTGTTCTCTGGGCTAACTTAGAGTAAGTGTTTGACAATTACGCAAAGTAATGAATAAGCGAAATTCTAATTAGGTCCACGTTGAAGTTGTTCTAACGGACTGTAAAATCCAATCTACAAACACCTAAAATAAAGGGTTAAGGTAGTTGGTCCAATCACTCTGTACTTTAAGAGAAGGTACAGGTTAAAACGAATGTTTCGTTTATCTATGAAACGTACCACTGGGCATACAATCCCAGTTGGATATTGTTTCTCTCTTATGCCATAAGAGAGGAATGGTATTTAGTTTCCGCTAAATAAGCGAGGACATCTCGGTAAGAACAGCTTCTTCGATAAGTGTATAATTATCTCATCTAAGAGAGCTCGGTCCTTGACCGGGATTCTAG